GGCTTCTGGCCCCTTCTCACCCACAATTGCCAAAGTTGGCGCCGTCACGATGCCTCCCGTGGCCATCATGCGGATTCCACCAATGCCACCAGTAGCCGCTTCTTGCGCTTGACCGATACGGCCAAGGGATATCTCATTCAATGTTCCCACGTTGTCAACAAACGGAATGGCGTTGTATGCCTTAATAAGCACATTGATTGCTTTGATCCACATGTTCGCCATGTTCTCAAATGCGCCAATAATAAAATTAATCACTCCGTTGATGCCATTGCGGAACCATTCAAACTTCTTGTATGCGGCCACAAGCGCTACAACCATGACAGCGATGCCGGCTGCAATAGCCGAGAACGGGTTGAGCGCCATAGCAAAGTTAACGGCCATGATCGAGACGGCGATAGCGCCGATCGTGCCGGCAATGGCCAAGAAGACTCCTGGGTTTGCTTGTGCCCAGTCTGCAAACTTTTGGATGACTGGTAGGACGGCTTCGAATGCTGGGAGTAATGCGGCGCCGACGGATTCTTTGGTTTCGTCAAGCGAGTTCTTTAAGATCTTCATGCGGCCTGCGGCGGTTTCTGCGGCTGCGGCCGTGGCTCCTCCAAAGGTTCCGCCAAGGACATTCATGACGTCGTCGAGCGTGGCGCCGTCTTTAATCATGGCTTTGATCTCTGGGGAGAGTTGGCCAAGGGCTTTGAAGTTGCCTCCGTAGGCTTTGGCGAGAGCATCGGAAACAGTCGCTAGATCCTTCCCAGAGCCCTGTGCGATGTCCTGAGCGAGCGCCAGAGCGGTGTTGGCTGTAGTGATGTCCTTAGTGCCTACAAGAAGCGCTTGGAAGGCTGGACGGAGTTCGGAGTCTGCCGTGCCGGACGCCCTCGACATTGCGGCAATGACCTTTTCTTGTGAAGCGACTTGTGCGTCGGTTGCTCCCGTGACGTTCTGCATTACAAGCGCTAGGTTTGCTTGCTCGGCTGCGTCCTCCATAGCGGCTTGAGTTGCTCCTACAAGTGCTACGCCTAAGCCGGCAACAGCGGCGGCCGCTGGGAGTGCTGCCTTCTTGATTGCGAAGTTTGCCTTTTCGCCAAAGGTTTCTAGTTGCTTGAATTGGGCGATCGCTTTTTTGGCGCCCTTGGGATCGTATTCGCTGATAATTGGGAGGATGACGGCCATAGGTTTACCTTGCGCTTAGATCGCGACTCAAGGCTTCGCCAACGCGGTCTACGATCCGCGCCATTTCCGTCTCAAGATCGCTCTTGTTTGCTTCGTACTGTTTCCACACTACTCGCGACGGGTCGCCATATTTGGCTGATAGTGCGGCGCCCATTTGATTACTTTTGGAGAAGTCTAAGAACGCGGCTGCGGCTCCTAACCATTTGACGGCGAAGGTCGAGAGGTTTACTTTGCCTCCAAAGACTTCTTTGGGCGCTTTGGTGTTGATGTATGCCTTAACGGAATGGCTAGTTGGCCACGGGAAGACTTCGTACTCGCCACGGAGACGCCATTGGCGCTGCCATCCTGAGAGCGGATAGTTCAATGGAATTGCGGATTGAATGTCCGAAACGAGTCCTGCCGTGACGCGCTTGTAGTCCTTGGTGATGTCACGGCGAAGCGCCTTGTCGATCTTGTTGAGATCCTTGAGCGCTTGACCTAAGCCAAATACTTCTATCCGTGCTTCAATGCCGCCGGCTGAGTCTCTCATTTGCGTCCTTTTTTGCTTTGGTCATTAAGGACTCTAATGATTGTTTGAAGGTCGCGCGCGTCAAACGAATCCGCATAGAACGTCGGAGCCCATCCCGTCGCGACTACCAGTTCGGCTAATTGCCGGCGGTAGCCGCGTCCGTAGGGTTTGGATCGGTTGCGTCCTCCGCTGCGATCTCGACGTCTGGGTTTTCTTTCAACCATTCGCGCCAAGTCGCTGGAAGCTTCTCGCCCTTGATGACAAGCAATGTGTGTACCCAACACGCTAGATCGGATGCACCAATGCCGCGTCCGTCTGACACTCGGCGATTTTCTAGACGTTCCCATTCGGCAATAACGAACAGATTCGTGGATAGTTGCTCTTTGACTTCTCCGCGCGTAAGGCTGAGTTTGATCTTCATGGTTCTCCTTGTGTCGGGCCGAGGACGGCCGTGATTATGGGTTGGTTGTATCGGCTGAGTACACGCCGCCCATCAGCGTTATATCGATCGATTGCAATTCGCCGAGCGAAGCCGAGATGACTGGCAACGATTCGAGGTAGCAATTTGTCAACGTAAAGCCGGGGTTTGTTGCCGAGTCGACTGCCGAAGTTGGTTTGACGATGACGGTTGTTTTTGTGCCGACCAATGGTGCGAGTGTTGCGTAAGTGGCGCTGGCTGCGTATGAAAGAAAAAGAGTTAGCGTGCATTCGTTGTCTTCGAGGCCAGCCGTGAAAGTGTTTGCTGTATCGCCGAAAACGGTGTCATTTAGAGCCGTAACGGTGCGAGTCAATGTGGCAGATGTACACCACCCGGTGAGTGCCGTGGATCCCAATGTGACTGTTGGATTTGAGAGGATAGTTGAGGTTGCCATGATTGCTCCTTGAGTTGTGGATTTAGTTTGACATAGATTCGGGCGCTAGGTGTGGATTACGCCGTTTGGACTTCGGTTGCGACGGTCAGTTCGTATGCCGGCAAGACGGATCCGCCGATGTCGACGTTTGTGGGGCGGCCTGAGATGACGCCAATGTTGAGCGCGTATACCTGAGCGAGCATATTGAGAAGGGACTTCTGAGCGTCTAGGTTGCCGGGGCCCAAGGTCACAATCTGAAGTGTAAAAGTCAGTTTAGCGATGTTGTAGTTGTAGCCGTCAATTGAGTCAATGTTGACGAAGACGCATGGCGGGACGATGTTGCGCGGATCGTTGACTACTTGGAGTCCGACGACGGTTTGCAATTTGGCGACTAGGTCGTCGTAGCCCTCATTGAATAAGTCGGTGTATGTCGGGACTGGCACTAGGCCACCTGCGGTCGGTCAATGCCTAAGAGTTGGCGGATCATTCCGTTGAGGCCCATGACGGGAGCGGTTCCCATTGACTGGAAGGATGCGAAGGAATCCATAGATCCGCGCTGACGGTACAAAGCTCCTCCGTACATAATCGTTCCAAGTTTGACGTCTTGCGATGGGACGGTTGTAAGGGAGTCGACATAGCCGGCTTCCATGCGGCGGCGCCAACAGAATTGGTTTGTGCTGGACGCGCATATTGTCAAGAACGCGGCGTCGGCTGCGGTGGCGGTTCCGATGCCCAACCAGTCTTCAATGTCTGTGGCCGTAATCCACGTGCAAGTCGGAGTCGATGTCAGGGTTCCAGACGCGGCGGTTCGCTCGACATCGGCGGCCGTTCTTGCGTAAAGGACTTGGTTAGCGATTGGAATGTTGACGTCGTAGAGAAGATCGCCTTCGGTGTCTACGCCCTCAAACAGATATTGCGGAAGAGCGCGGATTGTGTAGGTGCCGTTAAATGTGGCGTCTACGCCTGCGACCGTTATTGACTGGCCGACCTCCAACTCCGTCGGGGTGAGAAGTTGAAGGACGGCGAAGTCGTCTATGAGGTACTTGTTGGTGACCGTATAGGTGGCCATTACTAGGGCCTACCTTCCGATTATGGGCTGACGATGATGGACTTGACTTGGTCTGCGTCTGCAATAAACGTTGATACGTACCCTGCGTACGAGAAGTTACGACCCAAAGTAGAAGGCAACTCAACGCTCATTAATCCACGAACTTGTTCGTAGAACTCGATGGCTTGTGCGCGTGCAACGACCATTGTGTTTGCTGCAAAGTTGTTGTCTGCAACAAGAGTCAAACCAAACGGGTTGAATGTGCTTCTCTCTGTGATGTTTGCAACGCCCATTCCGTTTACGCCCATAAGTCCTGCGGCGCCGGTGTACGGGAATACAGGTCGCTTGTCTGCGTCTAACTGATTTCCAAGCAATTTCCATACGTTCGGGCTGACAAAAACATGGTCTGGCAAGAAGTTCGTTGCGGTCAAGATGTCGGTTGCTGCGTCATACAATGCTGCAATCAACGTTGATGGATCGGCGGTGGCAAATGTCCATGTCGAGCCAGATGCCGATGCGCCTGCGGTAATTGCGTCGGCCGCAACGTTGTCTGATGCAATGAGGTATTCGCCGAGCAAGTCGTTGAGGATAATCTGCAACGATGCTGGATCGGTAAAGTCAACGTCCTGAATTGAAAGCGTGACTTGTCCTGCCAATGTTGTCTTGGTAATTGTGTTTGACGCAATAACCATTGTGGTTGCGGATGCGGCAGCAAGTTCGCTTGATTGTGCAGCGACGCTTGTGTGCGTGGTGATCGTTGGACGAATGAACGTCTTTGATGCTCCGCCGTTTGGCATTGCGCGTGCGCCGATTGCGTTAACAACTGGACGGATAAAGTTGAGGTCTTGGAAGACTGGCCCGAGGACTGGTACTGGCAAGAGGCCGGGAGTGTCGGTGGTAAGTACGTCGCCTGCTGCTGCTTGTAGTGCGGTCTGCTTTGAGCGCATGAACTCGGTTGCTGCTGCTGCAACGTTGCGGAATGTTTCTCCGCCGATGTGCATTGCTGCCATGTATTCGCCGGGGGTTGGAAGATCAAACTTGCGCTTCGGTACTGCTGGAAGAGAAGCGGTTGGGATGGTGGCTTCGATGACTGGTGCTGCTACTGATTCGGACATTGGGTTCTCCTGTTGAGGTTCTTGTTCTTCATTATTACTTATTTCTTCTTCGGGCTGGTGGATACTGGCCGCGACTTTTGTGATCTGCGCTGCGTCTCCAAATGCGCCTATAGGTACAAGCGACAATTCTTGCCAAGAAGCTTCTTCGATGATCATTGTTCCGTCTTCGTCGTAACTGAACTTAGTGGGGTTGATCCCAACTGAGACTTGATCAATGGTGCCGTCTGCGGCCATGACGAGCGCATCATTTCCGAGAGAAGTGGCGCTGATCTTGGCGGTAAAGAGCATGCCTTCTGGGGTGTCCACTCGCTCTGTGACAACGCCTACTGGTTGGCTGGCGTCGTGATACATGAATAGTCGTGGGGCTTTGCCTTCTGTTGGGAGGGCGCCGGGCAAGATGCGAACGGTGGTTCCGTCGGAGACGGTGGCGTCCACGTTGTACGGTGCGGCAATTCCTGAGATGGTTCTGCGTGGTGCGTCGCCTGCGGCGGCGTCAAGCGTAAAGTCTCCTGCAATTAGTTTGATCATCGGTTGGCTAGTCCTTCTTGAGTGTTTTCTTGGATGGTTGGTTCGTCGGCTTTGTCGGCCATGTAGTTCTCTTCCAGATAGGACTCTGCGTCAAACTCGACGTAGGTTCCGCGTGGGAGAACGGAGTCCATGGAAAGCGCGGCCGCAATTGCTTCTGCGTACATTTTGAGTCCGAATATGTAAAGGTCTGCGCGTGCTTGCTGGGATGACTGATAAGAGTATGAGCCGGTCGAGACGCCTACAAGATATGGCGGCACGTTACATAGTCGGGCGGCTTCAAGGGCGCTGTAGTTTGCTGATTCAATGAGAAGCATTTTGTCTGGCGACATTGTCGTCGGTTCGTACGAAAGAAACTCATTAAGAGCGGCCGTTTGATTAGTTGCGCGTGCAGCGTTAAACGACGCGGCAAGATCGGCTAGTTCTTGTGCGCTTAGCGGTTCGCCGCCAGTTTGTTTAAGTACGCCGGCTGGAATGCTTGACGATGCGTTCCGTGTGCGTGCGTCGTTAATCTTTAACGCTGTTTCTACAACTTGCGTTCCTGAATAGATCAGTCCTTGCGTCGGGCTAAGAATCTGTACAAGGTTGTAAGGATCTATCTCGCCGCCTTGAAAGTAGACGGCCTTTGACGGTGCAAACCACACGGGGCCTGCCATGTCTTGCGTTGTGACGCTGCCGGCTGGAAGACGTGTGAATGATGCTGGGTATCCGTCGGCGGTGCGTGATGTGATGTACCAGAATGCGCGACCGAAGAAGAACAAGTCGTCAAACGTCCACGACATAAGAAAGTTGTATGGCACTTCGGGGTCGGGTCGGCGCAACCATGATCGAGGAGCGGTGTAGATCTTCTCCATGTATTCGCCGTTCCATTGCTCCACGTAAGAGCGGAGCGGCATGCAGCCGATGACCGATGCCATAAGATCGCGCGAGCGATTTATTGCTGCAACTTGTACTGCACGGTTACGCGCTTCGCCTTCTTGATACGTGTAGTACTGGCCGATCATTGAGACGCCGGCATTGTTTGATGCGTAGTTAAGTCCTGCGCCTGCGGCTGCGGCTTTGGCAGGCGGCGGAGAGATTGCGGCCTTGCTTACTTTGCGATCAAATAATCCCATACCTAGAGCATGACACACTTGACGCGTTTATGGTGGCAACCGCTCGGAGGCGTTTCCGATCCCGACGAAAGGTAGGGCTCACGAACGGCTGCCGAGAGGATGCTAGTTCGGGACGATGACTAGTGAAGGCTTTTGGGTGACTCGGTTTTGTGAGGCCAAGGTTGCCGACCAGATAAGCGTCCGGCATAACTCGATCGGGCCGGGTGACTTTTGGGATGAGACGGCGATGGAGCCTTGGGTGCGGACGAGGACGGCGCGTTGGACGTGTTCGGAGAGCATGGCTTCGCCCGTGTGAACGAGCCGCATTTCGTGGATCATGTTTTTGACTACGGGTGTGTACTTGAGAATCTCGCCGTATCCGACGACTATTCGGCGGCGGTCAAACGTGGCGGAGTTGACTAGCACGTCAATTGTCGGAGAGAACGCAAACTTAACGGCTGGGTCTTTAGCGATTTCGGCTAGGTGCTCCAGTAGTTCTTTTTGTGTTTCGGCGGTGAAGGCCACGGAGTTAACAACGCGGCCATCGGGCAGGGAGACGGATCGGGTGGCGAAATAGCGCGTGTCGTCCATGGAAGCTTCTACGGCGACGACTCCGCCGGCAGGAACTTCTCCTTCGTAAAGCAAGTCTGGCCATAGGCCGTGTGGGATCCAAGAGTTAGCAGAGGCAACCCACATGTTTAGGGAGCCGCGCAAGAAGAGTGCTCGATCTGGGCCTTCTGATTCTTGGCGCAAAGTCTCGATTGTCAAGAAGTGTCCGATCGCTGGATTGCCCCAATACCACGACGCCTCATGCAGCGGATCCAAAGATGGCTCGGGCGACCATTCGGCGAAGTAGAACGACGAAGGCTTCTTCAGGTCAATGAGGCGAAGCGCATTCTCGCGATGACGGATAAACAACTTGGAAGCCTCCGTGCCGGCCGTAGAGAACATGGCCGTTAAAGGCGAGCGCCTAGCGCGTTGAGCCGGCAAGAGTCCTGCTTCTACTTCGTCGGAGACGTCAAACAATTCGTCGATGATTGCTAAGTCGATTGTCATGCCGTGGCCGACGGAGGGGCGTGCGGCTTTGACATACCATTTAGAGCCGTCTGGCATTGTCGCTTGGTAGCGGCCGTAGGACATAATGACCTTGGCGCCGCATCGCTTTTCTAGGATCGGGGCGATCTCTTCAAAGAGCATGCAGGCAAGATCAAGACGGTGCGACAGAGAGACGACTGTTTGTCGTTGGCCCCGAATCTTTGGCATCTCGATTAGCCAAAAGAGGATGAGCGCTTGAATGACTGTGGTCTTGCCGTTCTGTCTGGCCACGGACACAAGGCTTGACCTATGCACAAGATCCTGATCGGCGTTGAATGTAAGCATCTGATCCAATACGTGCATCTGCCAAGGAAGCATTGTTAAGCCGAGAAGCTCCTGGGCTATGTCCCCCACAATTGCCGCCCACGATCCGACACCGTCAGGGCTGATCGTTTCCAGTCTCGGCCGGTCGTGCGCGATCGCCGCTGGTTCCGGCTGGTTCTGGCCGTTCTTGGTAAAGAGTTGGATGGGGCTCGGGGGCGTTTCACTTCTGTATAAAAAACCATTTTGTGTCGCATTTCGTTTTTGTATTCG